TCTCTGCTCTCCAATAAACCAATCAAAGCACGACGAAGTGGTCAAGCAGAGGGTGGTGATTTGAGAAGAAGAGCAGACTACATTCAACATGCGAGCAAGGACCTCTTCGTGCATGACCCCAACTTCGACCTATCATCGTCACCTGCTATGATTGAGAGTGAGGCCATAGGATTCGGAGCAAGGGATTTGCACCCTATAGGAGTACAAGGCACACCCGTCATGGACCTCTACGGATACTCAGGACTCATGGAGCACGGCAACCACAGACTCAGGAAACCAGCCGAGTCATTCGATGCCACCTTCGGTAAACTCACGTCAGGACCGACAGCCGCTCCTCAGCCGATGCACGCAGTACCCATGTCAGTCATCCAACAACATTTCGGGGGAGAAGTGGCAGCAGCAGTCCAGAGCCTCGATGACCAGAACGTCTCTATGACGGGTGCTAATCAGTACATGGTCTACCCAGACGGTACTGTACCAGCAGCCCAGCCTTACTCGATAACGACCAGCGAGCCATCTGACTACGCAGCCTTCCTTCTCAACCCAGACTCACTGATGCTGAAAGGGGATGACACACCGAACTTCGTACCGCCAATACGACCCATGCACAGGATATTCAACTTCAAGGACATGGAGCAACTCAGGGGTTTCACTGGCTCTTGGGTGGTATCCAAGTGGTATGAGGGAGAGAGGGTCGTGGTCATGAAGTTGAACGACAAGGTATCAGCGTACAACGAACATAACTCAAGAATGAGCATTCCTGATTGGGTCAAGGATGGTGTCAACAACCTAGGGAAGAAGGACTGCACATTAGACGGTATACTCTCAGATGACGAGTTGCACATCATCGACATCACCTACTACGATGATACCGATATAACAGATATGACCATACAAGAGAGACTGAAGATACTCAGGGGACAGTTCGATGGATACGACAACGTCACTGTGCCCGGACCACACGACACACGCATGACTGACGATGATGGTCTGGAAGACACGGTAAAGTCACTTCTTGAGGAACATGACTGCCTACTCATCAGAGACGGTAAAAGCACATACATGAAGGGAGAGAAGAGACACCCGAAGTGGGTTCTACTCAGACCCAACAAGAATGTCAACCTCAGGATTCTAGACAAGAGAGGCAAGAAGAGCATCACATACAGGTTAGGTGCAGGACCTCTGATTGACGATGAGGGTATAGAGAATGCCACAGTAGACTACGAAGGGGAAGTATATCTAGACGTAGGTACGGTATCTAGTCCTAAATCATTTGAAGAGGGTGACATAGTCGAGGTGGAAGTTACTGGCATCAAAAGAAAGAAAATCAATGGGAGAGAAGTATACGACTTGAATCCAGTGAAGATAGTGGGTGAGGGAGAAGGTGAGTCCAGCGTCAGCATGGAGACACTCAACATACTAGCCAAGTCCGTACCAAATCTACACTTCCCGCATGATGTGGATATAGAGGACAACACCTTGATTGTCAAGACATGCATTGACAACGACGTATTCTACACATTGGAAAAATCAGACTTGGGATATTGGGTACACTCACCACGCACACTCCTCTCGGAGTTCGGTGAGTCAGACTACTCAATCAGATTGTCTGACAGTCTCAAACCATATTGGTCTCAGGTTGCTAGCATGATACTCAAAGGCAAGGTCGAGAAAAGACCCATACCGAGAAGAAAGTACAGGACAAGGCCAAGACCTTAGCAGAAAAGAACCAACTGCTCAAACCACAGATGGAGAAAGCCCTCGGTGTTATGGTTAGGGTTCTGGATGCTCTAGAGAAGGGACATTTTCCAATGAGCGGTGGAAAGGGACTAGGAATAGAACTAGGTGGTAGTGTAGAAAGTCCTAGAGGACCAACAACCCTAGATGGGGAGCAGACCTTGCCTGACTATGATATGAGGGCAAGACCCACAGAAGATGATGAAAAACCATATCCACATATGAAGCGACAACAAAAGAAGGATAAGGGTATCAAAAACGAAGATTCAGGTCCAGATAAAGAAGCAACAACAGTTTAGTTTGTTGCCGCTTCATATAAGTAGTATGACACAGTAACTCTGAGTCAGTGTGCTATCCCCATTGCGACAACCTCAGTCTGGAATTACACTCATCAAGGGTGGAGACCTCGTTGTTGCCGGGTATGCTAGCGTAGAAGTAGTTGACAAGCAAGGAGACAAAATTACGAAAGAAGCATTGAAAGGCGCATTCAAGAAATACATGGAGGACCACAGATACAGAAACGTGCAATTAGCGCATTCTAACATTCAAGTGGGTGAAGTAATTCCTAATTATACAGATAGTGAAGGGAGGTTGTGGAAAAGCGAAGTTGACGATGTCGGAATGTTTGTAGTTGTAGAATTACGAGACGACATCGAAAAAGCAAAGGAAGTCGCTGCCGAAATACGAAAAGGCTCATTGAGAGGTTTTAGTATTGGAGGGCAGGCATTCAAACGAGTCAGAAAATCAGACCCGGTACATGGAGACTACCAAGAAATCAGCAAACTTGAACTACACGAAATCACAATTTGTGAGAAAGGAATAAATCCAGAAGCAACATTTAGGATATTAAAAGAAGATAAAAACAAGGTGAAAAAAATGACAGAAGCAGAAAATGATGTAATGACGCAAATGACAGATGTCCTGTCACGTCTGGAAGGAAGACTCGACTCCATGGAGAAAGGGGAAATGCCACCGGGCTTGAAAGAGCATATGCAAGGCAAGAAGAACGACGACGACGGCGATGAGAAAGACGACGAAGAGAAAATGTATGGTGACAAGAAAGAAGCCATGAAAGATGAAGAAGACAAAGATGTCGAAAAATCACAATACTCTGACGTTATCTCCTCTGAGTACCTAAATTGGATGGAAGACACTCTGAAGAGTGCAGGTGTGGACACAATTTCCGCACGTGCTCACTTTGATGATGTCAACAAGGCAAACCTTGGTTCTACCCCAGAAGAAATTGGAGACGGAGCAACAAGGTTTGGTGGACAAGCACCAAAGAGGGAATCCGTAGACGGAAAGCCAGAAGTCCCCAAGGCCAACTTTGGCTCTGGTGGAAAAGGCAAGAAATCCACACTAGAGAAGTCTGACTTCCTAACAGCAGACAGAGTATCTGACTCAGACATCGAGGCAGCATACGAGGTCTACAAAGCAGCAGCACTGGAGCAGGAGTTCAAGGGAAGCCTAGAAAACCACTTCTCCAGCAGATTCGCATCAGAGAGGCAACACGAAATAGCAAAAGCAGAAGCAGCAGCATTCGATGCTCGCAGCCCACTAGCCGCTATCGAGAAGTCTCTAGCCGCTCTTACAGAGCGCATCGACAGCATCGGCTCAGTAGAGTCCGGTTCTACAATCGCAAAATCAGCAGCATCCCTTCCAACCGTTGAAATCCCTTCAACTGAGGAACTCGCAACAATGAGTTGGGACGAGGTACATAACCTCGCAAACAGCACCTTCAGGAGTGATTAAGAATGGCAAGAAACTACGTACGCACAATAACAGACATGGAAAGATACTACTACGGAGCAGGTAACTCAATGGGTTACTCCTACTCCGGCAGTGAACTATTGAAAGCAGATGCACCAATGCTCTCTTCAACCGCTGGAACATACAATGCAATCTACGGACGCAAAGTATGGTCGCAGATGAACCAAGAGTTCAACGCATTCAGCATACTACCGAAGAGACCTTGGGACAGGTCAGGATGGAGAGTTCTAACTGACAAACCTAACTCAGGCGCAATACACGGTGGAGTTGCAGAGAATGCAGCCCTACCAGACACAGTAAAGCCAAAGTTCGAGCACGTGGCAGCAAAACCAAAGACAATCGTTCACACGTTCGACATGTCCGAGACTGCTATCTTCCTTGCTGACAAGGATGACGGAATGGGCGACATACGCTCAGTCCTGAAAGAAGAGATGGGCAAGCACCACGCAGAGATGACCAACAAGATGCTTCTAACAGATGTATCTACAAAGGCTGGTAACAACTTCGAGTCTCTTGACAGAGTAACTATCGGTGACACGAGTGTAATGGCCGCTGGCGGTACTCACTACGATGACAACGACGAGGACATCTACTCCATCGACAGAAGCGCAACTACTGGCGGCTGGGGATATGCTGAGGCTAACACTGGTGGCACTGGCGCAACTGACAGGGTTCTAAGCCTAGACCAACTAGACGACCTATTCCAGAAAATCTGGGTACGTGGTGGAAACCCCAAGGTCATTCTAACTGGATACGACACTCTGATGAGACTACAGCAACTGCTACAGTCCCAGCAGAGGTTCATGGAAGAGAAGAGAGTCACCCCAACCTACAACGGTGTCAAGGGTGTACCGGGAATGGAAGCCGGATTCGTAGTAGCAACCTACAACGGAGTTCCAATCATCCCTTCCAAAGACGTAGAATCAGATGTAATCAGCAGGATGTACTTCCTAGACACTGACTACATGTACTTCAGCACGGCGATACCAACACAATACTACGAGAGTGGAATTGAGACTGGTGACCCATTCGCAATCAACAGACTAGGGCAAGAAGGAATGTACAGGACCATGGGAGAACTATGGACGACTTTCTTCGGTGGACAAGGGAGCATTCGTGACCTTAAGTGAGTCAGTCTGGAGATAATGGAGGAATAAAAAATGGCACACGTACAAACAACAGTAACAACGACATACTTAGACATACCAATGGGTGGAAACACTGGTGGGGCATTAGAAAATGTCCCTAACGCAGACGGCACAGTAGCCGCTAACACAGCATGGCAAAGTGCAGGTGGAGCAGCATTCGTTGCAGGAACGTCAGGATACCCCGGTACTCTGGATGCTTTCGGAGCAACGAACACGCAAGGTACTAACAAACCAGTATCAGGTCTACGATTGATTTCGGTTAGTCTGACTGGTGATACTGGTACTGCACACACCTTCGATGTGAATGCTTTCAACAGCAATTACAGCAAGGTCTACGCAGTTCTGAGTCTAATCAACGACACAGATACCGACGAGTCCCTACTCGCAGCAGCAACAGTAGTTGCTCATGAGGCTGGAACAGTCGCTTACACCACCGCTGGAAACACAGACGTAGTTCTACTAACGGCTATAGTAGGCTGAGGTGGTTTCAGTTGCCAACCGTAACTTTTCTCGGACCTCACCACAGGAGAAACTCTCCTGATGGTGGGCCTGAGTTTGTTAGGACGGAATCGCAGGAAAAAACCCAAGAGTGGGTAGACCAATGGAGAAACAGATTACCAGCAGAAAGGTGGGCAATCGAGGGAGACGAACCCCTCACCACCGATGCTGGTAACGACGGTCTACCAGATGATGGATGGCGCAGAGCCGATATCATAGATTGGATAAGAGATAACGGCGGAACTGTCGGTAGGGTCTACCAAACCAAGACTCAACTACTAGCACAAGTCGATACAATTCTAAACCCACCCGCACCTGAGCCGGTTGTCGAAGAGATAGCCGAAGAGCCAGTTGTGGAAGAAGTGGTTGAGGAAGCGGTCGAAGAGACGGCAACAGAAACAATAATGGAGGAATAAAAAAATGGCAATATCATTTGACCCAAGACCAACGATAATAGGAAACCTAGTGCTAGTGACTGGTACTTTTGCAGACGGCGATACAAGCATAGACTTCTCAGGACACTTGGCTAGTCTAGTTTACGGCGATGTAATAGTAGTAGGCGGAGACAACAACCCGACTGAGGAAGCAAACCCGGTAGCAATTGGTGCAAACGGCACTACCCTGCACTTTAGTGAGAGCGCATCTCTAGGCGGAAGGTTCATTGGCATAGGTTTCCGCAATTAAGGCGGTGACCTAGATGGCAAAGACACTTACGATACTTGGACCGTTCGCCCCTACTGACTTCAACAGCAGTAGTGCGAAGACGACGATGCAGAACGCAGTGATTGCTGCTATAGGCAGTAACGCACCTGTGGCAGTTGACCCACATACGATTCTGGGTAACGTGTATATATTTGTGACAACGAGTTGATGGTGAGGGATATGAATGGGTTTCGATATACAAACTCTTGAACTCAGCGACATAGAACGTGCACAGAAGCAGAACGTCAAACTAGCAGAGACTCTTGGAACTGGCTCGGTATTCAATACCGACAAACCTCTGGCAGGCACTGTCAGCAAGCAGAACAAGAGAGTCGAAGACATAAGCGATATACTCAACATAGGTGCAGGAACACGGTGCAAGCACTGTGGTCTCCTTCACTTCATGTTCGTGGAGAAGTGCAGTTCATGCAAGAAACCGATGGAGTACAACATGGGCCACAGGAATGAGGAGGCTCGGTGGTAATGCCACAGGTGTTCAGTCCCGGTGAGGCAGAGACAAGGCCTCTTGACCCCACTGCGATTGTATACACCACAGCACAGAAAGTCGCAGATTTACTAGACATAGGACCACAAGAAGCAGTTCTAATGAGCAAAGATGCAGACTCTGATGCCATATACATCACTGGTGCTGACTATCGTAATATCGGATTTTCAGTAGGAGATAAAATACGAATCTACAGTGACGCTGACCCCCTAGGTGAAGAGGACCTCTCCATCACCGCTATCGGCAAAGGTACTTCAACTAAGGCTGGTAGTGTCAAACTCACATTCTCAGGCGCTACTCTCACTGCTACTGACTACGAGGTAGCAGACAATGGATACGTGCAGAATCAAGCATCATTCACCAA